CCTAAAAAATGTAAATGTCAACTGTTACGGTGCCGCTCCCAATAAGCGTAATGAATTTAGTGTTATCGGCTTGTGTGCTGTTTTCGTATACGCTGGCTGTTCCGTTACGGCGCGTAATAATCCAGCCGCGCCAAGGTCGGTTAAGGCCGTGGGCCAGGTTTTGCGCGGACGTTGTAATAACTACGCGCGGAATAAGCCGTCCATCCAATAAGGGGTTTTGAGTCAGCTGGCGCGTGTAGTCGTCTACACTATTTGCCAGTCGCGCCCCCTCATCCGTCAGAGTTCCGGGCTTTCTAAATGCCTTAAGCATCACCCCCTCCAGAAATAGTCGGTCCAGGGAAAGCCGTTTTGCGTGTCGGTTACATGCTCAACTTGCTCAATATCGCGGTTGGCGGCCATTTTTTCGATGCGGGCTGCAATCTCCCCCCGTTGGCGAATTATGTCCGAGGTGTCTGATTCTTCTTTGGCCAGCATGCGTTCGGCGGCATACAGCACAATGTATTCATCCCAACCAAACTTGCTTAAACTAGTGGGGATTGTATCGGTTCCGTTAGCCAGTTCCGAAGCCGTGGGAACATACCACAACCGGTAATTGCCGGTCGCCCCGTCTGCCGGAATAAACAGGAGTTGGTCGCCCATAATTCTATATTCCCGGGCGGCGCCTCCGGTCATGTAGTAAGGGGCCGTGTTTCGGGTGTTTCTGTTTAGAAAATTATACATGCGCAAAGGGACGTATACGCCGGTAGTTGCGTCCGCTTGAAAATCCACCCCCCGCAGCTTGTAAAACCCCGCAGGCAGGTTGGTTGTGTTGCCGGAGCTTATTGTAAACGTGGTCGAAGTCGTAAAATAGTCCTCAAACGAAGCAACCACGAGGTCGTATAACTCAAAAAAACCTTGGTTAATGTAGGCCGTTAATTCGGAATCTGTCACAAACGCGCTATTTACCATGTCCGCGCGTTGGCGGGCGCGGTCCCGCAGTTCAGTCAAGGTCGTGGACACAGGTTTCTCCATAAAAAAAAGGAGGAGGCCCTAAGGCCCCCTCGTTAGTCATCTTCTTCCATCTCAAGGACGGCCAGAAGGTTCCGCAATTCATCAAGGGCTTTAGGGGCATCCTTGTCGGCGACTGCGGTCATAAATCGCCGCATGCAATCAAGACACTCAGATTCCTTGATATCCGCAAGGGGTTCTTGGACGGGGTCTTTCTGCACGTAGTCCTTAACGCCCATAATAGACGCAAGGTATTTGCCTCGGTTGTCGCGGTTAGGAAGGATCATAATCCCCCCTTATGACACAGGCAACGAGCTGTTTTGAAGTACTAGCACGAAGTTAACAACCGTGACGGCGGATGGCTCGGTCGGAGTTGCGCCGGCGTTAAGGTTGATTCTTACCGTCGGTGTGGCGGCCGAAACGTCAACGGCCTCGATCTGGGCTACAAGGTTAACGGCGGTTGCTGCTTGAACCGTAGCGACTGCGGAAATGCAGGCGGGGTACTGGTCTGCGAGCGTAATGGTATATTCGCCAGTGCTAGACTTGGCGACGGTGTATCCTAGTCCAGAAACAAGGGTAGCTGCGCCGCCCGAAGCTGCGATGCTAAACGAGCCGGCAATCAGCTTGATTTCTGGGTTAAGGGCTTGCACCGGCTTAAAAAATCTTGATGCCATAAGTGCTCCTAAAAATTATTCTACCCACGCAAACACGTGGTTTTTTACATGGTTTCGTTGTTTGTTGCACACTCTGCGAATATCGCAACGGCCAACTCCTAAAAAAGCAGCCGCTTCCGCCACAGATGCAAACTCGTCACCTGTAGTCTCACAACGCACACGCCGGCCCTGTTTTTTGACAGACTCTAGCCATCGTGCTTTTGCTTCGGGATTTCCGTGCAAATGCGTTTTAGCAATATCATTTCCTTGCTTACGTTCCGACTGCAGTGCGCGCGTCTCATCTGAAACAATTGCGCCTTTGCGAGGCCCTCCGTTTTTTGCCACCCAATCAACCAACACTTTTCCTTGCTTGCGCCTAGACGATAAATCGGCCCCGCCTTGCGTGCCGTTTAATCCCAACCCTTTTCGGGCGTCTAAATCTTTCACAAGTCGGGACTCGGTGTCGTATGCGTCTTTGCGAGAATCACAAGAATAGAGAATTTCTAGCTCCCAGTCTTTGATTTCGGTTGTTCGCATAAACACCGATAGCGGTGTGTGAGCCCTCCAACAATCAGCGTAGTGCAAACCAAGCCGCCGTTTTGGGTTTTCCGATTGCCCGACATAGAAATGTCCGCTAGGTTGATGGACGATTTTGTAAACAAAAAACATAGGGCCTCCTTTGATTAACATCAATTAAGAGTGAACAACAAATGCACGTCAAAGCCCGATACGAATATTATATCCTGGAGCCTTGCAGATTGCGTTGCCGTAAAAGCGGTAGCGCAGCTCAACGCCGTCGTCAGAAGTTTGGCGCAACCAGCGGTTCCCGTCGTTAGCAGCAGGGCTAACAGCTTTGCCGATAGAGCCAAGCTTCCACGTATCAAGTTGGAGACCGTAAGCCAAATCGCTTGGGCAGTTTTGGTCGGCAACAACGCGAACAACGCCGCGAGGACCGGCTAAACGAATAGCGTTAAAGCCAACTTGGGGTGCTGTCAGCAGTGCGGTCAACGCCAAAGAACGACGTAGAAGTAACGCTAGAAGGCAGCCAGTCAGCCAGACCGGACATCTTAAGGCCGCGGTCGCCTTCTTGGAAGATGAAGTCGTTAGCAGCAATCGTACCAGAGGCGTTATAAGTTCCGGTCAAGGTGATAACGCCGGTTGTCCGGTTGATGCCGGCAATCAGCCACTCGTCGTCAGAACCGTCAGAAGTACGGATCGAACCACCAGTTTCGGCCGAGTGGATAACCAAGCTCATACCAACTTCAAAGTTGGTTACTTGCTCAGGGTCTTTCAGCGTGAAAATGAAGGTTCCAGCGGTTTCTGCTGGCTCAGCTAATACTTGGCCTTTGGCGCCGGCAGCGTTTCCGTACAGGCCGATAGCCAAGTCACGAGAAAGGGTGTGAATTGCCGTGTCGATAACGTTAGTGGCAAGTTCCATAAAGGCGTTTGCATTGCCTTTAGAAGCTTCCATTGCTTCGTTGTCGATAGTTGCAAGGGAGTAGTTCTTAACGCGGGTTACGTTGAATTTGATACCCTTGAGGGCCGAGCTGGTGCTCAGGCTTTGGGCCGTGCTAAAGCTAGCAGAACGCGACTGGACGTCGGCGTACTGAACTGGCTGAACAAAGTACTCGCCGCGCATTTCTTCGTATTTTGGGATAAGCGCAAGCAGAGGATTGTTTTGGTAGACCATATTCTCTACCATTTCAGGGGTATAATGCTCTTTGATTGCAAAATCAAAAGTGGTCAAGGTGTTTGCAGATGGCATTGTGTTGAGTCCTTTCTATTAGTCCCATTTGATAAGTTGTGCCGCGCGGCGTTTAGATTCTTCGATCGTCCTAGAATCAAACGTCCGAGGCTGTGCTGCGGGGGATGCTAGACTTGGATTCAACGTGGGTGCGGGTCGTTTCTCTCCGCTGTTTTGCTCTTTAGCCGCGTTTTCCGGTGTCAGTAGTCCCTTAAGTTTTTGCGCTTTCACGAGTTTCTTTGCCTGTTCCAGCAGGTATGTCTCAAGTTTGGCTGCGGCTTCCTTTACGTCAAGAACTTCTCCTGTTTCTTGGTAATGAGCCTCAATCAAACCATAAACATCATCAACGCCGCCAAGAGCATTTACCAGCTCAAACTCTTCGCCGCCGGCCTCAAGGGCCTTCTTGATGTCTGCCTTAAAGGCTTCAGTCTCGCGATGCGCATCCTTGTTTCGCAACTCGTCCAGCTCAGCCCGAAGCCTAGCTATAGGATCTTCGGCCTCTGGTTCGGGTTGCGTAGTCAGGTCGGTTTCAGATATTCCCAGTTTCTTAAAGAATTCAGACTTGTCAGACTTAAGCAGGTTTTTCAATTCCGACACACTTACTGCGTCTTTGAGCTTAGCCTGCTGTTGTTGCAATTCCCGCTCTTTGCGAGCAATTACTGCCAACCTTGCCTCGTCGGAGGGGCCGGTAGGTGCCGGGGTAGCGGGTGCCTGAGATTCTTGGGGTGCCTGGGTCGCATTCAGTTCCATTTTATTGTCCTTTTATTGTGGAACGTTCGATATCAAATCAGAGGTTGGTGCGGCCTCTGGATTTGCTTGAGGCGCCATGGGGTTAATGGGCAGCGGTTGTGCCGGCTGCATTGCCTTAATGGCTTCCTGGAATCGCTGAAGCAGCTCAAGCCGTTCTTCTGGGGCATCATCCAGCTTGGCTTGAATGTAAGCTTGCTGGCTCATACTAAGCGCTTCGTCCAGATTCATCTGGGGTTCGGGCGGTATGTAAGACCCGTTTTCCAAGATTGAGTAAATCATTTTTTCCGTAAGGTCTTTACTTGACATAACCGCGGACGTATACTGCTTAAGGTCCGGGAAGTCAAGCAGCTTCATACCCCAATCGGGAGGAATCATGCCGGCTTGTATGAGTTCCTGAACTTTGGCCATTCGGCCCGAAGGCTGTGTCGGCAAAAGGTTAGCCGGGAACATGCGCATGACGTATTTTTCGTCTGACATATCGGCATCTTTCCAGTCGATAGTCTTCATAAAATTGTCGCTGACAACCTTGGCCCGGGCCTTTCCGCCAGATTTAACCAGATCACGCGTCATGTCGATTACAATCTTAGCGCAGTCAAGGTAAAATTCCTCCCAACGCTGCCCAACGACCATAAACCGCTCGGACTCGATGTCGTTGTATTCGCGCATGGCGACAGCTGATTCCAGACCTGCGGGCTTTTGGCTGGTTGCGGACATTTGGCTGATACCTATCTTTTCGTACCCAGACTGGATCAACCAGCGGATGTGCTCGTAAATCTCTCCGCTCATGGCTTGCGGGGTCTGAAACATCGGGGGTGTGCCGGTGTATTTGTACACGCCGCCAATCGTGTTGTTCATGCTCGCCTGAGATATGGCCGAACCCGCCTGAATAAAGATCCGGGGGACGGCAATCAGCCGCTGAGCCAGCTCTACGTTGCGTAACAATTTGTTAAGTTCCATTTGGGTGCCAAGAAGCTCTTCAGCAATACCCAGCCCCCAGTAACCGGCCACACGCTCAGACCAGCGCCAGGTGACAATAGGGAAATATTGTTTTGTCCATTCGCCTTCGTACAGCGTGACATTACTAACGGCAATTACGTGGCGGCCGTCATCGGCCTCGGGGCCGCTAGGAAGGTGCCACATTTCGATAACCTTGACCATGTCGTTTGAGTGCGACGTGCCGGGTTGATCGGGGAACGCTTTAGGGGTGTCCGCCAAGTCTTTGGCTTTGTCCGGGTAGGCCGCTTTAAGTACGTCCCGAGAGACGTACATTGTGTGGCCCATCTGCCGCGGCTTGCCGTAAACCGCCTCGGTATCGTCCACGACCAGCTCGTCAACCAGAATTCGTTCAACGCAAAGTTCGTCGTTGTGGATGTAAAACTTAAGTGCCCCGGTCCCAAATATGCCGCCGTCTCGAAACACTTGCGCGCCCTTGCGATACAGCTGCAAATAGTCAAACGAGCCGTCTAAGAACTGCGTCAGCTTGTCAGCCTGGCGTCGCTGTTTCCAGTTACCGCCTTCGGTAAGAATCATGGGACGGGGGCGCGATTTGCCTATCTTGGATGTCGCGGTATCTACCGCAGATTTGATAATATTGTAGGTGGCTAGGTAATTGGACAAGTTCTGGCTAAGGGCCGTTGAGGCCAACCCGTCAAAAAATCCAAACGGATCCTGGTTTTGGTATAAACGAGCAAATTGCAAAAGCTGCAACCTGCGCGCAGACTGGTCTTTACGGATCGCCTCCGCGTACCCAAATACGTGCTTGTGTAACTCGCTGGCCTTTTCGGTCCACCAGCGGGACGACCAGGAGGGCTGTTCTCCGCCCGCGCCGTAGTAAACAACTGCCATAAGTTACCTCAGAGTTTTCTAGTTGCGTTAAACATCATACCGTCAATTTGTTCTATTGTCAGCTGGCCTACAGCTGGCTCTATTTCTTTTTCGGGGGCTTGCTCGGCCAAGCCGCTCAACGGTTCCGGGCCCAGCACAGCGCTAAAATCACCCACACTAATCTGGGCTATTCCCAGCCGTCGGGCGAGTTCCAAGATTCGTCTAATATCGTCGATGTTTCGAATATGTTCCATTGCTCTTTCTCCTGTTCTCGTGCAAATATTCGGTCTTCTACTTCTTTGAGGGCCGCGGCTTCAATCCGCTCCTCTTCGGTTGGGGGAGTTTTCTTGGGCTTGCTAGCGTAGTTGTAGCACCATCGCCAGGCGTACAGTGTCGCATCTGCAAAGTGGTTGTCGCAAGCTTTGTGCTCTTCCCACCTGCCGTCAGCACGCTTTTTTTCATCCCAAACAAGGGACATGTATTCGGCCTCAAGGTCTTCGTGGTTTCCCACAAGCTTGATCTGCCCGGTTATAAAGTCGGCGTTCATCATCTCAATGTAATCGCGCTTGCCTTGTTTTTCGGCAATTTGGATCGGTAGGTTGTAGCGGGCTATCATCTCTTCGACGCCCTGCTTATTTGCTCCGTCCATGATGATGCGCGACACGTTAAACCGGTTTTGAAAATTGCGGATTGTTTCGGCAACTTCCGTAAATATCATATTGCTGCGGCCGTATGAGGCAACTACGTACAGGCAGGGGTCGTAGCTATTGTACGCGCAAACGACAAATGTCGTCTTGTCGTCGTATCCAAGGTCAACGCCCATGACGTACTGCCAAGCCCTGCTGTCGGGCAGAGCGTCGGTCTTGTTCTTCTTGCCGTCATAGCGATACACCAAGGCGTCCAAGTCCACAACCCACTCGCCAAGGTAGAACTGTTTAAACTGGGGGGTATCTTGAATATCTGGGTTT